ATTTGAGTCAGGAACCTAAAGGTCTTATGACATTCTTTGACGATGAAGTTGAGAAGACTAAGGATCTATGCTTTGGGTTTACAGCATTGACTGAACATCGTGAAAAGCAATACGATGATGTAATGTCAAGCATTCACACAAACGAGGTTGATGCAAAGCTGTTTATTCGTCATAAGAAACTTGGAATTGACACGTTTGTAAATCGCGATGAATATCTTGATAACATTCGTGCTTCAAGATATACTCTAATGATTCCTCCATACGATTTGAAACACTTTTCAATATATCGCTTTGTGGAATCAATTTATAATGACTGTTTGCCATTAATTACGTCGGATGTTCATACTGATGACTTTGTCAAGAGTTTTGGGATCAGTCCAGAAATCATAAATAAAATCACAGTTGAATACTCATCTATAGGTGATAAGATCAAAGAATTGACTGAAGAGGTGCGGTTGCAACTCATTCAATACTTTAAAGATACTTGTTTATCGTATGAACGAAAATTGAATATAGGATTATAAAATGACAGATATTACTTGGGCACCTCTTATCCCATTGATTGGTGGACAAATGCTAGGGGCAGAAAAAGCGTTTGGAAAACCACCTGAAGCAATTTACTCATTCCAAGGTTTTGAAGCTAACGATAGTCATTACGTTAACTATCAGCAAAATGTCAAAGGACGTGATATTAAGTACATTGATTTGACTGAAGCAAAGCCCGGTCGCCAGATTGACGTTATCTCAGGTACTCCTCCTTGTGCTGCATTATCTCAATTGAATACAGGAACATCAGCGGAATCAAAAGGTGCAGGTTGTGCTAAGAACGAATGGATGTATGAGGTATTTACTCGAGGAATTGATGACTTTAACGCAAAGGCTGTTGTGGTTGAAAACGCTCCTGCATTATTTACAAACAAAGGCAAACCTGTAGCTGATGCACTGTATCAAATTTGTAAAGAACGCGGATACAGTTTATCTCTTTATAAAACGTCTACCAAATATCATGGAATCCCGCAGGCTCGAGACCGCACCTTTGCGGTTGGTTGGAAATCTGAAACCGCACCTATTATGAATTGGTATAAGCGAGATCGTAAAACCTTCCTTGAGCATTTGAATGAGGTACCTTCTGATGCTCTTCAACAAGATTTAGTTATTCACAAGAATCTTGCCGAGGAACCGTATTTCCAATATATTCAAAGTACGACAAACCAAGATGCTCGACAGGTTATGATTGACGCCGGCAGGATTACAGCTTTCAATTACATTATGAAAAACGGTTTGCTTGACGATGCCCTTCATTGGTTTGAGAAAACAAATAACGAAAAAGGTATTAAGCTTGCGACTCATGCAAAGAACAAGTTTGCCATGAACAAAGGTATTTGGGATGGTTCGGTCCACGTATTTGATGAAGTTATGAATGCGGTTATCGGACGGAATATGAATGACACGATCCATCCTAAGGAGATGCGTTCTTTGACTATTCGTGAAGCATTGCATATGATGGGATTCCCACACGACTTTGAACTTGTTGGTGGATTGCCAAAAGCAAACCATATTGCTCAAAACGTACCTGTTCCTACGAGCCGAGATATCCATACTGAGATTGGCAAATTCATCCGTGGTGAATTGCAGATGTCGGAAGGAAATTATTTGCGTCAAAACAATCATAAAGAGTTGACAGAATACGATTCTTGTGGTAATATTAATATATCAACACTTGAGGAGTTTTTGGTTTGAGAAACGATTTCATTATTGACTTTGAGACCTTCGGTAAGGATGCTCAAAAATGTGCTGTAATTGATTGTTCAGTTATGGTATTCAATTGGGACAAGATGTTGTCCAACGATCCATATACAACTCGAGATATTAATCTTACACGGCGCTTTAAGCTGTCAGTAATGGATCAAGTCAAAAACTACGGATACGAGATTGATAAAGACACGGTATCCTTTTGGGAAGAGCAATCTCCTGAAGTACGTAGGCATATTAGTCCAAAGGATGGTGATTTGACTGTTGAAGAATTCTGTAAGGATTTTCAAAACTTTTTAATCAATAGTCCTAAGATTGATTTTTGGTGGTCTCGTTCTAATACGTTTGATCCAATTATCCTTGGGCGGCTATTCCAATCTCAAGATAAGCTATTGCATATGGAAGAATACCTTAAGTATTGGAGAGTGAGAGATACACGTACCTTTATTGACGCAAAATTGAATTTCCCAAAAAAGAATGGGTTCAATCCATTGGCTGATGAAGCATTGTGGGAATCAAGTTTTAAAGCACACGATAGTTCGTGGGATATTCTTGCTGATGTATTACGCATTCAAGCAATCACCCGAGCAGAAAATGATATGGAGCAAGTTTAATGGAAGAACAGCAAAAACCTAAAACAACCGAGGTTTCAATTGATGAAATCCGCAAGTATTCTATCTTCTTAGGAACGCCGATGTATGGCGGCAATTGCGCAGGTACATTTACAAAATCTTGTACTGATTTGAGTATGCTATGCGCTGCAAATGGAATCAATCTAAAATTCTATTTCCTATTTAATGAAAGTTTGGTTCAACGTGCTCGTAACTATGTGGTTGACGAATTCCTGCGCTCAGGTTGTACTCACTTAATGTTTATTGATTCTGATATTGGATTTAATGCTCGAGATATTCTATCGCTTCTTGCTATGAACATTACGGATCCTGACAATTATCAGATTATGACAGGACCTTATCCTAAGAAAACAATTGCGTGGGAAAAGGTTCATCAAGCAGCCAAGGCAGGTGCTGGCGATGAGAATCCGTTCCAACTTGAACAATTCTCTGCTGATTACGTATTCAATCCAATCGCAAGTGGTCAAACCAAGTTTAACCTTGGCCAACCAATTGAGGTTGCAGAAGCAGGCACGGGGTTCATGCTGATTCCTCGAGACGTCCTTGAGAAGTTTGCTGAAGCATATCCTGAGTATCGCTATAAACCTGACCACGTTCGTACTGATGCGTTTGATGGGTCTCGAGAGATTACAGCATTCTTTGATTGTATTATTGACCCGGTAACAAAACGCTATCTGTCCGAGGACTACTTCTTCTGTAAGAAGGCTCGAGAGATCGGTATTCGAGTTTGGATGTGCCCATGGATGCAGTTGCAGCATATTGGTACGTATATCTTCAAAGGATCCTTAGGTGCTATCGGTTCCTTAGGAATGACTGCAACTGCAAATAAGCAAAGCAATAAGAAGGCTTATCAAAATAAATCTGTCGCAGGTGATAAAAAACCATTGACAAAAAAGAAAAACCGTAATAAAATAAACCGATAATCTAACAAAGGAGTTACTTTATATTATGCAATTATCTGAACAAACTCTGACTATTTTGAAAAGCTTTAGTGCTATCAATAAGTCAATTCTAATGCAACCTGGTAATGAACTCAAAACCATTACCCCTGAGAAAACGCTTGTTGCAAAAGCAACTATCCCGGATCAAATTCCTGGTACTGCTTGCGTTTACGATTTATCAAGATTTTTGTCAATTTTATCTCTCCACAAGGCGCCGGACGTGGAATTCGGAGATAAATATTTTGTGATTACCGAAGGTAAGCGTCGTACGAAGTATGCCTTTGCAGATGTTTCCATGATTCACACACCGCCGGATAAGGAGATTACGATTCCTTCTGCGGATGTGCAGGTGAATGTGACATGGGATGATTTGCAGTCCGTTGTGAAAGCAGCAGGTGTACTTCAATTTACGGAGGTTGCATTCGTTGGTCAGGAAGGCAAAGTCTTTCTCAAGGCTGTAGATACTTCTTCGGCAAATGCTGATGATTACGGAATTGAGATTGGTGAAACTGCTGATGAGTTTTCAATCGTTATCAAAACTGATAACCTGAAACTTCTTCCGCAGGACTATCAGGTTACTCTTTGCGCAAAGGGTATCTCTGAGTTTAAGGGTGATAGCGCGACATATTTCGTTGCTATTGATACAAAGTCGACTTACAAGAAAGGATGATTATTCATGAATGATCAAGTTGAAAACGGACAAGCTCAAGAACAGCAAGAACCTGTTCAGTTGTCTTTAAATGATATTGCCACGTTCGTACAGATCGTGGATATTGCATCTCGCCGCGGTGCTTTTGAAGGCCGTGAACTTCAAGGTGTAGGTACTCTACGCAACAAAGTAGAGGTCTTCCTCAACCAGCAGGCTCAAATGCAGGGTCAACAGGCTCAAGGCCAAATGGCACCAGCTGATGTTCCGATGGACGCGCCAATGGCGGATAAAGTAGTTGAAAAAGTCAACTAAAGAAATGGGTGGGGCTTCGGCCCCACTTATTAAAACTCGTAAATGCGTTACCTGCGGTAAGGTATTTCGATTGGTGTTAGATCACCCGAGTGTTGTACATTGCTCGCTAAAATGCGTACAAAAATGATTTCTTTTTATATTATGAAAATGGTGAATAAATGGTTGATGCAAAATCAAACGAAGTACTTTG